GGCAACATCTTCAAGCCGGTTGAGAAGGCGACATCGGGCGACGGCGGCTTCCTTGGGCTGTCCTACGGCGGCGTCCCCATTAAGGCGGCCCGCAATGTGGACCGGGGTCTCATGCTCTTCCTCAACACGAAGTGCTGGAAGCTCGCAGTCCTTGAGGATGGCAAGTTTGCCGACCTCGACGGCTCGGTGCTTTCGCGCATTGCGAGTGAGGATAGTTGGGAGGGCTTCTACAAGTGGTACTACAACCACTACTGCTACCGCCCGAACGCCAATGGTGTTCTGACCGGTTTCCCCGTCCGAGCGTAGCATGACTGTTCTCCACGACATCCTTCTTGCTCTCCTTCTTGCGGGAGGGGTGTTCGTGGAGATACAGTTGGTGAGGCTTCTGGCCTCCATGAGAAGGGCGAAGGAGGAGGAGACCAAACTCCTCCTGAGCCCGCCCTCGATAGACCCAACCCCGTCCGAGATGTTTGAGGTGTTTCATGGCATGGGAAGCGATAGCCGCTAACTTTGCGCCTGTGGTGCTGGACGCCATCGGCGGGTTGTTCGGGAGTCAGCCGCGTAAGCCGCTGCCCGTTCCTGGTGGGGGATCTGCTTGGTCAGACCTGCACCAAGGGGCGCTCCAGGAGGAGCAGGTGCCGTGGTCGCAGACCCTCCTCGGCAAGTCTGCGTTGGCACTTGCGTCCCCGCTTTGGGATCCTGAAACCTGGGCTTCCGATGGTGCTGGCGACTACTCTGGGATTGCCACGGGACCTGCGCCTGGTGGCGGCAGTTACCCATCCCCGCAAGCGGGGTGGGACATGTACGGCTCTCAGGGCTCGGCCAGGTCGCAGGCCGCTGCCAACCCGACCGACTGGACTCACCGGATAAGGCCCCCTGGTGCGTGGTAATGCCTGACTACCCTGACAACATGGGAAGCCAGATCGAGGCATCCCGCAATGACAAGACCACCTACGGGCGCGTGTGGGACCTCTGCACGATGTTCCTCGAAGGGCGCCAGTGGCTTGATTTCGACAGGGACCGAGCAGCCTATCTGATTAACCAGCGGGCGCGGCCCGATGGGAGTCAACGGCAGACGGTCAACCTGCTGCTGAACATCTACCGCAACATCATGGCTCGGCTGACGCTGAGCTATCCGTCTATTGCCGTCATCCCGTCGTCGCCATCGAATGACGACATCATCAAGGCCAAGAGTTCGGAGATTGCCCTCCGCTACTACTGGAACAGGGAGGACGTGCAGGACAAGGTTCACACGGCCCTCCAGTGGCTGCTGGTGACTGGGACCACCGCCATCCACAGCTTCTACGACGCTGATGATGACGTCATCCATAGCGAGCCGGTGAGCCCCTACGACTTGTTCTTCGAGGACAAGGTTACGAACCCGCGAGACGCTCAGTGGATTGGCATCCGCAGTTATCACGTCCAGGAGGACGTTGAGAAGGCCTACCCCGGCAAGGCTGAAGAGGTCGCGGCTGCGCAGACTGGCAGCCAGGACGACTCAGGGCTTGATTACGAGCTTCACACTGTGCCGGACGACCGCGTTGAGCTGGTCGAGGTTTACTGGCGGGATGGCCGCCACGCCATCCTCGCTGGCAATGTGTATCTCTACGAGGGCACGTGGAAGACCAAGACCTTCCCTGTGCAGATTATCCGCTACACAGAGGTTCCAGGCAGACTGTGGGGCATCGGGTTGATGCAGCCGCTCCTGGACCTTCAGCGCCTCTACAATGAGCAGCGCACCCAAGTGGTCCACAACGTCAAGCTGATGGGTAACCCGAAGTGGGCCATCCCGAAGACGGCTGGCGTTAATAGCTCGTCGATGACCAATCGACCGGGCGAGAAGATCTATTACAACCCCGCAGGCGGGCCGCCCTCTCAGATTCAACCAGTCCCGCTGCCTGGATATGTTTTGGACAGCATTACGCGCACGCAAGCTGAGATGCACGACGTGGCTGGCATCCACTCTGTGAGCCTCGGCAAGCGTGCGGTTGGTGTTAGCTCTGGCAAGGCCATGCAGGTCTTGACTGAGCGTGATACGTCGCAGCTCCAGGAGACGCAGACCAACGTAGAGCGTGCCATCCGTGAGATGGCGAAGGTTGTCTTGGAGTTGATGAAGGTTCACTACACCGAGCCGAAGATGGCCCGGATGCTGGACCAGACCGGCAAGGTTGTCTACGAGGCCATTAGCTCTGCCAACATTGTTGAGGACCCGGAGGTCTTCATCGAGGCGGGGAGTGCCTTCCGGTTCGACGCGCGAGATCGAGACCAGCATGTGATGGAGTTGTTCCAGGCAGGGCTCATCGACCCAGAGAGTGCCATCCAGGAGCTTTCATTCCGCACAGGCAATGCGTTCATCACCGAGCGCGTTCAGGGCCTGGCGCATGCCAAGAAGCTGCTTGAGGCGACGAAGGAGGGTTATGAGATTGAGGTCTTCAGGACCGATGACATCAAGTCGATGATCAAGGTATTCTCCGATTACGTGCGCACTGACGAGTTCTACGCCCTGCCCGAGGAGCGTCAGTTGTACATCCGCGACGTGGTCGTTGCGCTCGGCACCTCGAACCGAAGCGACGAGGACTTCCGCCGCGCTGAGGCTGACCAGCAGATCTTCCCACGACAGGTGTCGCCAGCCAATACCGGCGGCGTCATCGACGCCGTCGCGCTTGCCGGGTCGCCAGAGACCCAGGGGCAGATGGCTGAGGCAGCGCTCGAAACAACGAGCCGAGTCAGGGCCGCAGAGGACGCGCAGTCCGGCACAGCGCGAGGCCAAGAGGCGCTCATTAGCCCAGTCTTCGGGGGTATCGGATGACACCCACAGAGGTCACCACCAAGTTCCGCCAGTATATCGACGAACCAGACCAGACATTCGTGTCTGACGCCGATGTCGAGACCTACCTGAGTGACGGATATCGTGAGTTCCGCAACATGGTGTGTGACATCAACCCGATGATCTACAACGTCACCGAGCAGATGACCTTTTCTGGCGAGAGGACGCACGACCTGTCGGCGTCCACGGGTGATGCAAAGAGCCTTCTTGGCGCCACACCCACCGCCTCAGGCGGCCGGATGGTTCGCCTAAACTCAATCAACAAGGTCAATGCGGAGGGCAACGTCACGCAGCGGCTTGAGGCGGTTAGCAATGTCACCGCTCTCGATGTGGTCCCGTCTAGTTATTACCTGGCCAACACCACACTGCGATTCAGCAGCAGCCTGACCGGCACGTTCAACGTGAACTACGTCCCAGAAGTCACCATCACGTGGACGGGCGGCTCACCAAGCGCCTTCATTGACAACCTCACGCCGTTTCACGACCTCATCCCTCTGCTGGCGTACCGTCAGTACGCCATTGTGGATGGAGCCGAGAGTGAGCCCATCCTGCGCCAGACGGCCACGCGCCTGAACGAGTTCCAGGAGTACCTCCAGGCCAGGGCCTTTGACGGCTACGATTACGTCCAAACCGTCCCCTGGTATAGCTAATGGCCACAAAGGCTCAAGAGGTACAAGTACTCCGAGATGGCATCCAGGCGAACGCGCCCTCCCCAGGGTCGTTCGCTCTGAACATGCTGCACAACAACAACTGCTGGCAGGTTCGAGAGGGGTTTGGCCAGGTCACCCAGTTCGACACTGAGATGGGCGGCATCTACCAGGGCCCAGCCAATGTAGTGTCTATGGGGGAGTGGGGACTGACCAAGCACCTCGGCTCCCGCACGGTAAAGACCAATTTCGGCAATCTTCAGGTGCTGTCTGTGTTCTTGGCGGTTGTCCCGACGGGAGAGGGCGGGGCTGCGACGTACTCATTCGCGCCAATCGCTCCGATCTATATCGTGAGCATCTACGACCTCACGACCAATGAACGGTTCGAGGTGCCGCTCTACCCCCACACAAGCCAAGTGTCGGTGTCGTCCAGTTACGACGACGGGGTGCCGGATACACTCGGCGGCAGAGACATTACCAATGTCGCTACCGCTGGCGTGCAAAATGTTGTGCCGCAGTACTTCAACGCCAACGCCTCGTGGATAAAGGCGACGGATGACTTCTTCTTCTTTGAAGAGTTCAATGATATCCTGTACTTCGGAAACAAGACGGCGGGGTGCTGGGCGTACCTACCGGCGTCCTTCAAAGGCACGCGCCCGACGACTGTCGATGTCTTCAGCGACAACGAGTATGCCCAGGCATACGGCGAGTCGAGTATGATCACACCCGTGGTCCTTAGCCCCGGACTCAATCCAGAGGCCTTCGCCTACCTGCGCACCTCGGACATGCCCAACCCCATTGATGTGGCGGTGGTGCAGAACAGGTTGGTGTACGCATCAGGCAACACGCTCTACTGGTCAGACCCTGGCTATCCGGCCAACGTCACCGGCAACAATTTTTTCCAGGTGCCGTCTGAGGAAGAGATCACAGCGATCTCTGAGCGCAACTCCAACCTGATGATCTTCACCCAAAACGAGACCTGGCTCTACCAGCCATCGGTAGGGGCAATCGTCAGCCAGGGGCGGCTCACACGGGCCAGCGACACCGTTGGGTGCGTTGGCCCAAACGCATTGTGCAGCCTCGGAGGCTCGCTAATATGGGTAGACACAAGCGGCGTATACCAGGCCACCAGTGGGCTGGACATGAAGCCGATATCGGAAGACGTGCGGCCGTTCTTCGAGCGCGAGGGCATGACCAACCCGCTCACCTCGTACTTCGTGCAGTACGGCCAGACCACCATGGCGGACCAGCAGCCAACCACCACACTGAGGCTCGACCCGGAGGGTGTCCACTGTGCGGCGGTGGCGTCGATGGGCATGGTGGTTATATCAATCCCAGGGCTGAGCGCTGCACTTGTCCTGAGCGAAGGGAAGTGGTCGTGGTGGACATTTGAGTCCATGGTGGCCAACGATGGGGCGGGCAGCGCAACGGTTAGCGTCAAGCAGAACATGCCCGCCCCGTGGGTGCTTTCCTACCAGGACGACATGTTCGCGGTGGCTGGACCTGACATCCAGTCGCTCACAGACGACGCAGAATACGTGACTGGCAGTGACATCAATTTCGATGTCACGTCCAGGTCGTTTGTGATCTTAGAGTACGGCCGAGGTGGCGCCATTGACCGCAGCATCTCATACGAGGACGATAGGAAGATCACCGGGTACGGCCAGTTTGTCCCAGCGACGGCACCATCCGGAGCGACCCCCATCGGCGGCCTGTACCTGGGCGACCCAATCAAGGTCCCAAAAGGATACGTGTTCCCGTCAGGCGTGGAGACGGCGACTACGGATGACTACATCCTGATACCCGTAAGTGTCGTGCCCCAGAAGTACGACCCCGGCACACTTACCCCGACGTATAGTTCTGGCATTGAGGAGATTGAGGCCGTCCTATCCTTCGACAAAAACCACTGGCAACCAGTCTTCAATCACGCAACCCAATCCACGATAGAGTTATTGCTCCCAACTGAGCGTGTCGCCAGCGACAACGGCTGGGCTGCCGCCTCAGGCAGTGGGGTCCTGGCCGTTTACAGCAGTGCAAGCGCTGCTGGCGTGCCAAGCACCCCATCCCAATCAGGCGGGTATATCCACATGAAGTGGGACGCCAGTGGCGGTGCGGGAACCCCGTACTATCACTACGACGACATGAACCTTAACTACGACAGGCAGAACCGGCTCATATACCTCCCGTTCAAGCGCATCCCAGGCAAAGCAGACGAGAATACGAGCGGCATGGGGTGGGAGGTCGTGAAGGACACAACCACAACCCCGCACACCACTCTCGCTCGCCTACGCAAGGCGTCTGCCGGTGCCAATGTGTATATCCCGGTACACTTCTTCAACAGGTGGTCTCTCGGCACCGACTCAGTCCGAAAGGAGGACTCTGTTGCACAGCCTGTTGACTGGGCCTACAAGTCCACAAACGTGGGCCTCGAAGGCGGAAATGAACTGAAGATGCGCGGCCTGTGGGCCAACCTACTGAGCCATGGCACTGGCGCAGAGAAGCTCGACACCGTG